ACGAGAGACAAGAGCGTGTCGCAGCCGACTTCGATCATCTTCTGAAGCCGCCCGTCACGCTCTAGCGGCGTGCCGCCGGTAGTCGTGCCGGCGGGCGTGTCGTAGTGAAAGAGATCGCCAAGGAAAGCGACCGTGCGTCTGGCTGGCTTGGTGTCGTTGCCAACCGTCAGCAGTTCGCTCGCAGCGTCACCAACAAGCCGGGCGGCAATATCCAAGTCGTAATCGCCGCCACCGGCTGTCTTGTCCCAGCAGTATTTGCCAAAGTGCGTGTCTGCCACCACGAGCACCTGCCAGAGTCCTTCCCGCTTTGGTGCCTTGACAGATTTGGTCAAAGGCTTGCGGATGTCTTTCCTTGCAGCGCCGATCATCGCCTCGACAACCTCGCGGGTCGTCGGCCCGCCCTTCGGCTTGAGCCGCACGAACACGCGATGCAGTTCAATGCTGCCGCCTTCGCCGTCGCCGCATTCCCACTTGGTCGCCTCGCTGGATGCAATTTCAAAACGGCTCATGTCCGCTTCGATGTGCTTCAGCAGATCCTCGACGGTCTTGATGCGTCGGCTCGTGGATCTCGCCTCAAGAGTGTCGCCTGATTGCGATTGCGTCACCTGCTCGGCGTCTGCGGCTGGCTTGGGGGGCGGCAGTTTCGCCTTGATCCTGTCGGCTATTTTCTTCGCAGCCATTCAGACAACTCCTTCTCTGAGACAATGTGCCACCCGCTTGCAGCCGCTTCTTCTCTCAGTGCTCGTGCGACGGACGCCGATGATGCGGAGCCATAGCCGCCCGCCTGGAACCGCCTGCGGATCTCCAGCACGCCGGCCCGGTCGTCATCGCTCAGGCGATCCATCCACGTCGCCGGCTTGGCTGGCTTCACTCTCTCAGCTACGGCGTCGGCTAGTGCGACGCGGCGGCTTTTCGTCTTCACGCGGCGGCTCCTTTTCCTCAAGGTGAATCCACCCGTCATCGTCAGGGATGCCGCCGCCGACGTGCTCCTCGTCGTCGTCGTCGAGGTCAGGCGGCAAGATCACCGCCTCGGTCTTCGGCTTGGCTCGCTGGCGTCCCATGCCACCTAGCGTGGCAGGCGTGTCAAGCGTTTCGCCGTGCGCTCGCAATTGCCCGCCGCACGAGCAGCCTGCCCGCCACGTCGAGGAACGGCAGTCCGCGAGCCGTGGCCTGCTCGTTGAGCCATTCGACGATGGTGTCGATATTGGTCTCGCACCAGCCGGGCGATTGCTGTTCCTGACGGTCCATCTCGGCGGCGCGAGCGTTGCAGGAGCAGTCGGGGCTGGCGGTGATGTAGAGCGGCCATCCGGCGAGGAGCTTTTTTAGTTCTGTGCCGGGGCCGTGGGAAAGTGGGAAAGTGGGCGATTCCTGCAGCCGCGACACTCGCGGATAGAACTCGCTCTCTGTGTCAATCGTCCACTCGTCGCCGTCCTGCGAAACCACGCACGGCAGCACCTCGTCGAGCGTGTAGCCACGCTCGGCGCAACGGGCCTCAAGGTTAGAGCGGTGGCAGGTGATCATGGGAGTGGGTTGAAAAACGAAATGCTGGTTGTGGTGCCGATCTGGCTTGAAAGCGAGAGAGGCACGTTCACGTTGCCGACAGAGTCCGTCACATATGGCACGGAATTGAGTGTGTCTGAGATACTTGGAAAGAAAGAGCCGTCAAGGCACTGAGTTCGCGGGTATGGCGCAGCAGATGAATATGTTTTTGAGATAACCGTCTTGTTCCACGAAGATATGCCTCTGAATCCTGATTCGTAGTTAGGACAGAGATCAAGTGGCATCAGACTGTTTTCAAGGACAGAAATCTGCACCGCCATCGTGATAGAATTTCCTTGCACTGCAAGACCCAGTTCTACAGACACAGTTGGCTGGAAAACTGGTCCCCCGAGCGAATTTGCTGGCGCAGGCGTTTGCGTTGTTGCGCTTACGGAGCCGCTCCAGTTGCAAGTTTTCTCAAAATCGATTCCAGCATTCCCAAATACAGGTATAGGAGAAATAACACCACTTGCAGTCACAGCCCACGCTATGTCACACACCTTCCGTCGACCGGCGTTCTGTAACAAAAGTTTTTCAAACGCAATCGACAATGAAAATGGAATGTTGAAATCACACCCGCAACACGGATTCGGGCTGCACACCGTCCCTACGCCCTTGAACGTCTTCCCCGTCCCCTGGCACTGGCACTGCGGCTTGACCGTGCACGTCGTGCCCTCGCAGCACGCGCCTTCTTTGCAGGCTTGGTTGCACTCGGCCTCGGTGGCGTAGGACGTGCGGCCTGTGGTCGTAAAGCCGGGCGGGGAGTTTGATGGTTGGTAGCAGGGCATATTAGTACGACACGTTCACAAAATTGATAGTTGTGGCGTCGGTGCCTGAACTCTTGTCAATTACTTCTGGACCTCTTGTCGGATCGTATTGCACTTTGTAGTAGCTAGACGCAGTGCGTCCATACACAGAAGGCAGCGACGGATTCCATGCACGCACGCCGGCGAGGCATTGAGAAGAAACAAGATGGCAGTCCGCCGAAGTGTTCCACCATACTACCCTTGGCCCGAGTGGATTGTATGGGTCGTACGTGTCTCCTATACCGGCACCTTGTGACCCGCCAAAAGTAAACGTGCGCGACCCAAAGATACCGCTGCCGCCGTCTCCGGGGACGACAACTTGATCACCCTTTTCGTAGTATTGCTGCATCCCTGACACTGATTCAGTTCTGGCTACCCAGGCATGATAAGTGCATAGCTTTGCGCTGATTCGGTACAGCGAGAACTGATCTTCGGTGGTGACGGTTATGTCTGCCTCTGATGTTGGGCAATAAACGCAACCGCCGATATTGGGCAGGCCGAGGCCAAATGACTTCGTCCAAAATGTTTTCGTTGTGTCTGGCGTGAGCGCGTGCGTCCCGTTCAGGTGCGCCATCACGGATAGAAAACTCACATACCACAATGTGCCGTTGTTGTCCCTGTACCGAGAGTGACGAATAAAATCTGTGGCCGTCACGCTGATGGACACGGACGAAATCGTAGTTGGCGCACACTTACACGACTCATCGCCAGAGCAATACCACCCACCGCAGCACCCGCAGTTCTCTGCGATCTGGCCGTCCTTGACGATCAGCGATCCGTTTTTCGTGGCGAGTGTCATGTGCAGGCCGTGGTGGAGACCCACGCCAAGCCGCCGTTGGCTGCGTGCGTGAGCACTTGCTGAGTGGACGCCGAGTAGCCCGTCATGCTGTGCCAATCCCAGCCGACTAGCACCCACTCATCGGCAACATACGCGATGAGGCAAACGGAACCCGACAGCGTGGCGATGTAGTTCTTCGCGGTGTATGTCGCACCCGAGATGACGGCATCAGTGACGGTCGTCGTGCTGCCTTTCGTCCACGTCCCTGAGAACGTGCCGCGAATGACGCCGGCCTGCATCCGAATCAGTGCCCAGTTAGAATCCTTCCAGAGGACATGAGCCCCAGACGCCTTGCCGAGGTCTGCCGCCTTCAGCTGCACCACACCACCAACCGCCACCCTGCCAACAGCGTTCGCCGCAATCGGCTCAACGGCCACGCACCAAGCCGTCGTGGTCGCAGAAGGCGACGCACCCGTCAGCACCGGCATTTCCTCGAACGACGCTGTCGCGCCGCCTGACGACGACGTAGGCGTGATCTCCATGCCAGTGATCGCCAGTACGCCCCAGCGAGCGACGGTGACGCTAGGCTTGCAGTACACCCATGTGTACGGCTTCAGCACAGGCGAGCCGGGGACGCCTGCCGTGCCGGGATTGGCACCAAGCACAAGGTCCGCAGCGTCCTGCGCTCGATTCCACGCACGGGCACTGATCGCCCCGCGTAGCGGCTGGCCCGGTTCTAGGCGTCCGTCTGGGCGTGCCATTAGCCGATACCTAACGCAGAGAAGTTGCCGTCTTTGTAGACCTTGTTGACGTAGGCGTATTTGGGCTTCTTGATTCGATCAGTCGTTGTGGTTGCTTCCTCGTACCGCACCCACAAATACTCGTGGCCTTTTTTGTTGACGCTCAACGTGCCAACCGGCTGATTCGTCACGTTTGGCGACGCGACGAAGCGATAAGAAAGCGACCACGGCCCACGACCCTTTTGGTCGTCCCATTCCTGCGATCCAGAGCAGCCGAGGAACAGAACCTCCCCGGCATCAAAGCCACGGAAGGAAGCGTTGTTGGTTCGCCCTGTCTGCGTTGCCACGCCCTTGATGTAGGCATCTGTGACGTATGCGTTAGGCACGTCGTATGTCTCTGTCCAAGACAGCTGCGGCACGACAACGTCAACGCCGTTCACGCCGTTATCATCCACGGCGATAGCGTTGCCAAACGACGGGCCGCCGCCAAATATCGTTTCGCTCTCAGCCTGCGTAATGTGCTGTGTGCCGCCGGTCGTATCGAAACTGCGAGCCCGCTTCAGCGGGTTTGTTCCGTCCTCGGCACCGTCCTTCGAGTAGCTGATCGTCAACTGCCAAGCGTTGTCGCCTAGGAACGAGACAGAGTAGGACTCTGCCATCAATTGCATTCCAGATACGCCTGGATACTGCCAGTAGCGGCCGTTGGCGCTGATCTCTGCGTTAATCGCAGCGTGCAGCACCGTATCGTCAGCAGTGCCGAAAATCTTGTAGCTCTTCACATACGACGACGCAGCCTTCTTGCCCTTGCGGACAATCGTCGCTTGGCGTGAGTCGCCGTCTTCTACCCAAATGAGTGCCATTGTTACGCCGTAACTGTGTCAAATTTCATGTTGCGTGTATTCATTGCGATCTCTTCCGTAGCCTTCGCCGTCCGCTCTGCCGCAGACGTGCCTCCGAATACGGCACCAAGATTGAGCGATGAAAATGTGCCAGCAATTGCCCCCATGCTTTCGGTTGGTGGAGGCGGCGGCGGCGGCGTCAGCCCAACGAGCGGCGGCAAGTCAATTGCCATCCCGCCTGCCTGAGACTGCTCTCCAGCAAATGGCGTAAAGTGCTTCCGCAAATCATTGATGACGGCGTCAAAGGGAGTCCCACCGGCCATGCCAGAAGGCGTCGGCAAAGACTGACCGGGTGGAAGTGGAACATCTTGGCTGGGAGACACTCGCTTCCCTTGGATGATTGCGTTGAACGCATCCACAGCAGCAGACGCCTTTGTTTCTCTATCCGCCTTGCGGTTATCCATCGCCGCAAACCGCTCGTCCGCCCGCGTGTCTGCGGTCGTGGACGACGTGCTGTCACCAAATACGGAAAAGGTGTACTTGTCTTTTCCTAAAAATCGAAGAAACGGAATCTGGCTGATGTAGAAATCAAAAGCGTTGACGAGGTTCACGCCCCACTCGTCAACGGAGTCGAGGAACGCGCGAGAGCCGACAGAGAACACGGCTTGCAGGCCGGCAATCGCAACCTGCATGGCACCTTCAAGATCGCCGCCCGCAATTGCGTCTCGGATTGCCCCGAACGCATCAACACCGATTCGCTTGATCTCAACAAACGCCTCGCCGGCACGCTCAATTGACGGCTGCATGGCGTTGCCAAACGCCTCAGTCAACTCCATCGCACCAGACAACAATCCAGCAACCACGCCAGCGGCGATGCCGCCTAGTGCTACGAACACTCCGACCATTGCAATCAACGGAACATTCGCCAAACCCCACGCAGCCGCCGTGGCCGTGGCCGCCGCGACTGCACCTGTCGCGTATGCCACCACGCTCGCCAACGCACCAACGAACGATGCCGCGATACTGAAGCCTGTCGAGACAATCAGCGCCAGCGGAGCCACGACGACATACGCGGCCTTTGACAATCCCCCAAGGCCATAGCTAACAGCTTGGATAGCCAGCCCGACGCCAGTCAATGCACCACCTGACGCAATAAGCCCGCCAGACAACTGCGCCAGAAACGCCACCATCTCCTTGTTGGACGCCACAAGCCTTTCAAGACCAGAAGCGAACCCAGATGCGTAAGTGGCCGCCTCCAAGAGCGAAGGAGAGACAGCGTCGGAAATGGCAACAGCCATTCGCTCAAGAGAAGCAAGGACAGTGCCCGCCGCACCTGCCAACCCAGACTGCAAAACCTTGTACTTGTCGCCAACCGACAGCGCGGACGACATCGCCTTCTGGATTTCTTCAAAACCTCCCACTCCGACATCGCCGAGAATGAGTGCCGCACGAATCGCATCGGCACCGAATATCTTGGCGAGAACTTGCTTCTTTGCCACTTCATCAAGCGGGCCAAGTGCTTCATTCAGCTTGCCCACGACTTCGATCATCGGCAACATCTTGCCGGTGTCTTGGTTGACGAAGCTGCGAACAGACAACCCGACGCCTGCCATTGCTTCCGCAGCATCCTCGGCCGGTGCCATCAGGCGCATCAGCATCGTCTTGACGCTCGTGCCGGCGTCCGATCCCTTGACGCCGTTGTTGGCGAGAATCGCCAGCGTTGCCGACAGATCCTGAATCGAGAGCCCTGCCTTGCCGGCGACCGCAGACGACATCGAAAACGCTTCCGACATCTGAGCAATCGACGTGCTGGACGCATCCGCCGCAGACGACAACGCATTGGCGGCGACATCTGACGACACCTTGAACACGTTCATGGCGTCCGACATCACCACAGACGCCTGGGCAACGTCCATCTCGCCAACCTTGGCAAACTCCAACGCCGTCTGCCCAGCACCACCGAGCACGGCATCAAGCGACATGCCTGCCTTCAGCAGTTCAAGCATGCCCTGAGCCGCCTCGGTAGGCCCGACGCCGAGAGCCTGCGACATCGCCATAGACGATGCCTTGATCTGGTCGATCTGCGCCGACGTCGCACCCGTGCTCGCCCGAATGTTGAGCAGCGTGGACTCAAACGCTGCACCCTGACGCACGGCAGCGGCAATCGGTGCCGCCATGCCGATGCCAGCAGCAGCAAGCTTGCCGCCGCCAGACGCGAGCGAGCGGCCCATATTGCCGAGGCTTTTGTTGACCTTGGTCAGCGCCGAGAAGAACTTCCTCGGATCGGCACCGATCTCGACAAATACGCCACCGGCTCTGACTGCTCCAGCACTCATACGTGTTTCTGCCAGTCTTGCCCGAATAGGCGTTTTAGGTCATCAGGCGTCGCCTGTCTCGGTTTCGGTTTCTTTGCGTACGGATTGAGTTTGCGAGGGTCTGCCTTCGGCGAGTTCTTGTCTCGGTTGATGTTTGCCTGCTGTGCGAGAAGGTTCGCCGTGTGCCACCAATCGTGCTCTAGGCGGCTGTCACGAGCGGCGAAGAGTTGTCGGACGGTCCACTCGCCTGGATGGACTCCGAGGATTCCAGCGGCTTCCCAGACTGCATCCCAGATGCTCCGGCGAGGCTCTCGATCGTCGCCTTCTCCAGCCCCGCCTCCGCTCGACCCAACATCTCGCTTGCGACCTCGTCCATTTTCTGAGCGAGAAGCGCGATCATCTTGCGGAGGCGCTGGGGGAAAAAATCGACAAGCTCCTGCTCTAGTGCCTTCGTGGCAGCGTCCAGCGAATCGCCCCGCAGACCGTCAAGGAAGTCTTCCCTCGTCAGTCCCTTAGTCTCCACTTGCTTGGTCAGCAGTGCGTAGAGGATCTCGCCAATCTTGGCGTACTGGCTTCGCAGCACTTGGAACGTCTGCGAGATGTTCGCAGCGTCAACCATGTCGAACGGCACAGCCTTACGCTCGCCGCTCTCTTCGTCCACGACGTCAACCGTGACGTTGTCGCGGACACGAAGTGCCGAGGCGACGGTCAACGCCACCTGCCACGGTCTGCCCTGGTCATCCCTAAACTCACGCATCCCACTTACCTCACAAGAGCCGGATCAGTCATGCGACCTTCGAGCACAAAGGACGCCACGCCATCAATCGGGTCTGTCTCCGAAATCCCGGTCATCACCGCCAGAAACGAAAACCCGGCAGCGCCGCCGTTCACCGTGAACGTCCCGCCCGTGTGCATTTTCTGGAACGCCGTGCCCAGATCTGCTGCGTCGTTCAACTCGACAGACACGCTGCACTCGTAGCCCGTGCTGTAGACCGCTGCGTAGCGACTGCCGTAGGCGTTCACGTCGATCGTGCGGGCGGATTCCGTCAGCGTCACATTGCGAGCGCTGAAGATTTGCCCGCCATCGAGCATGATGGAGCAGTCTTTCCCCAGCGTGATCGCCACTAGAACTCCTTAGCCGTCACATTGAAGGTCACTGCCCCATCAACTCCTATATTTTCGGACACAGACATGACCGACCATCCGGTCGTCGCGTTCTGCTCAAGTGCCGCGATCAGACCAGCTGCGTCGTGGCACTCAATCTCCCACGTTTTGGTGGTGAAGCCGACAGCGGCAACCTTCTTGCCAGGCCCGACGGCAGCGCCGACGCTGCTCCTGTTGGAAATGTCAATTGTCTCGGCTTCTTCGGTGTACGTGGCTGAGATGACGCCAGCCCCGAACGGCGGCTCTGCTGAAACGTCCTTACCAAGAGTGATAGCCATGAGGTTTACTCCTTAAGCTGATGCGGGTGTGGTGCGAGTGCCCGAAACCGTGTACGTAACAATTCCATCAAGCGGCTGACTCTGCGAAATGTTCGTGCAGATGTAGGTGGCATTTCCGGTAGTTGTTCCGGCGATCGTAAAACTTCCGCCGAGGCTGACGCCCGGGGCGTCTACGCACTCAAGTTCAATCGTCTGCTCAATGAGAGCCTTCCTGAACTTGCGGGAAGTGTCGCCGAACTTGGTGACATCGACGTCAGACGCAGAGTTGGTGACAGTGCAAGAGCGCGCGTTCGCAACGCCTGCGACGACCACATTTTTCCCGAGCGTGACAGTAACGGAAGAACCAGACATGCGTGTCCTCGTGTGCGAGTGCCAGCGGTGCGGCTGGTTCGCTCACGGTATGGGCAGCAGGGCGGAATCTAGACCGGGTATGCCGTGGCTAGTTCTTCGCCAGCTGGTCTTTCCACTTCTTGTTGGCTTTTTGGATGGCGAGATCCACACGCCTAGACCCTGCCATGTACGGGCGAGCCGGATAGCGTGCCATCCGAGTGATTGTGGTGCGTTCCCAGTTGCGGCTGTGCTTAAATCGCCCGGCCTTGTCGATCTGCCAGATGAGTGCGCCGTACTCGTGCTGGTTGCGTTGCGGCAACGCACTTGTGAATCTCCCCCGCTCGTCTCGACCCTGCCTGCCGTTTCCACGCTGGCGCAGGTACGCATTGCGCGCAGCCCCGACGCCGATCCTCCAAGCGGTTTGCTTGACCGTGCCGCCGAACTGGTGCAGCTGCGCCAGCCAGGGTCGCGTCTTGTACGTTCCGATCACGGCTGTCATTCGGGCAGGATCAAAGAAGTTTACAATGTCGTTGTAGATAAACTTCCTTGGCGCCCACGACTTAATCGGTTGGCCCGCCGGCCGAGGCTCGCCGGCAGAGTAGCCGGTGATGTCTAGGTACAGCCCGCCCACGAACTCAGTCGGTTTGCCACGCCCGAGCCTCTTGCGTGAGGCTGCGCTGACCTTGCCCTTGCCACGCCCGATGCCAGCCTTGGCTTCCTGCTTGATGTCCTTGCCGAGCATCGACAGAACGCGAGCGTTCATTTTGCCGATCATCCGGCTGACTTTCGGCTTGTCGAAGAAGCTCCCGCGAATGCTCGCCCGCAGCCTCAGCCGCCCGAGCGTATCGCCTGACATCTCACGGCGATTGCCGCCGACCATGCCGGGACGGATAAATGCACGGCTCATGCCAGAAAGCATTGACGGCATAGCCACCTCCTACGGTGCAGGCGTCGGCAGCGTGTTGCTTTCAAACACCCGGTACGTCGCCGTGATCACAGCCCGCCAGACGTTCCGCTCAGTCAGTGCGTCGTCGGGATTCAGGTCAATGCTGACCGTCTGCGGGCTCGTGACGCCAGCCGGCCACGTGACGCCAGCGCCAAACGAATGAGCACGCACCTGGAGCATGACGCTGTCTGCTAGGTCGAGCATGCCATCAACCTCTGCATCAGTGCTCACATGCCGCCCGACGAACACAGACACCGTGTAGTCCACCTGCATCACCTGCCGGCTGATGCGAGTGACGTCAGCATTGCCGGGAACGACGAACACGCGAGGCGATGCCATTGCATCGACGTCCACGTTCGCCCAGTTCTTACGCTCCACGACCGTGGACGTGATGCCCCACGTCACGGACTGCAAGCCAGTGGCGAGGCTGTCGGCGAGTGCTCGAAGTGTGCTGCTCATGTATCACCCAAAAGCGTTGACAATCGCCCGACCAATCGCCCACCGAATCGCGGCCTGCCCAGCCCGTGCCGCGATCACGCCAGCGGCGAGCGCGGCGGTGACGAGAGCGGCGAGGTAGATGGCGTCACGCATCAGACGTTCCTGCCAAGTGCCGTCTGGAACGCCTGCACGGCGGCATTGACGGCAGTCACTTCCGAGCCAGACAGAGATTCCGACAGAAACACAAATGACTGCTCGCGGTTTGAGTGCAAGCTCGGTCCGTCGGAGTGGTTCTGTGCGCCGATGTAGAGCGCGCGATTTGGCAGGTCGGTGGTGATGTCCGACGATGTCCCGGACGCAACCGAATTGCCGTTCCGGTAGACCGTCATCAGCGAAGTGCTTGTCCGCGAGACGACATGGAACCCAATGACACTACCGACGGTCGACGTGGCAACTGTTACGCGATTCCGCCAGTCGTAGTACGAATTGCCGTCGGTTGATCCGATATGCTGGAGAAATCGGTTGCTTGTTGGGTCTGAGAAAAACTGTGCGCCCATGTCCACTCGATACCCAGTCGAAGATGCTGGGTTGGTGCGCAGATACAGGCCGTATGCGCCTGTGTAGTCGCTAAAAAACGTGGATGGCACGGCGAACGTGTTGGCGTACGCTGTGCTGCCATCTGGAGTGACCCCCGTTGCGGAGTGCGTCCAGTTGCCTGAAAACGCCAGCCGATAGGCGGCGTCCAAGTCTCGCGGGTCTTTGAGGTTCCATTTGTGAGTCGATGCCGTGCCGCCGATGAACGGGTAAATCGCGCGCATTTTTGACCAGACGCCCGCGCTCTTCAGCGATCCGACGAGCGTCCCTATAGCCGATGACTGTGTTGCGTCCGTGATGCCCGCCGCTGTCAGGAACGCAGTGGCGTCAGAGTCCCACGTACTCAACGCCGCCCGCAGCCACGTATTCGCCGCCGTGCAAACGTAGAAATAGCCAGACGAGTCGTAGCTGATCTGCCCAGCCGTCCCCGTCGCCGTCGCGGAGGCTGGCACGCTTGACCATGAGAGGCCAGAGCCGCCGCCGCCCGAGCCGGTGATAGTGACGGGCAGGGTCTGGGGCGATGCCTGAAAGATCGTCGTTGGCAGGGCGGCAGTTGGCGGCGTGAAGTTCGCAGTAAAGCGGGCCGCCTTGGTGACGCGGAGTTCTGCAATGCGGCCGTTCCAGTAGTTGGCGTCAAGCTCCGTATATGTGCGGCCGACAACCACGCTGGACTGACCGTGCGAGCCGGTTGCAGAGACACTGCCGACAGAAGTGCCGTTGACGTAGTAATTCACTGTGCCGCTGAGACGAACGGCGGCTAGATGAACCCACTGTCCTGTTGGCAGGAGCGCCGACCCCTGAATGTTCGCGCCGCCGGGGTGCATCAAAAACGGGTAGCCGGTGTTCGTCACGCCTATCGACACGCCGTAAGAAGAGCCGTCGCTGACATATGTAGAGAAGTACGAACCGTAGGTGCCGTAGGCAGTCAGCCACACCCATGCCTCGGCCGTCCAGTCGCTCGTCCCCCACGCAAAGTCGCTGCTGCTAACGGCGAGGTAGTCGCCTGTGCCGTCGAGTGCAATTGAGTTGGTGCCGTATTTACCAGCCGCCGTCGCAGCCGCATTGCCGTGGGCTGTAAGCGTGCGACCGTACTTTGACGCGTCTGTGAAGTTGCCGTCGCCGCGAAGCAGCAGCAGCACGCTGTCCCAGTACGGATCGCTCGCCGGTATCGTCACGCTGCCAGAGAGCGAGCCACCAGAGCCGCCGCCACCACCACTCCCGCCGAGCGTCACGCTGACGATGTTGCCGCTGGCATCCTTTGTGAACGCTTTGCCGTCCACCCAGTTGATCGCCAGCTCGTGCGTCTCAAGGTCCGTTGTGAGCGGCACCGAGTTAGCGGTATAGCTGCGCTTGGGTTTGATGCGATTTGGCATTGCGTTACCCCGTGACTGTGAGCGTTGCTGATTGGCTGGCGACGCTTGTGGCACCATTAGCAGATGCGAGCGCACGGTATCGAGTACCGTTGTCGCCCGCCGTGATGTTCGTCACCGATATGTTGGTAGATGTGGCGGCTGCGACGTTCAGCCACGACGAACCAGCGTCAGTAGACCGCTGCCACTGGTAGCTGATCGGATTGCCGCCTACCAGCGTCGCGTTAACAGTCAAATTCGCTGATCCGAATGTTGACGCAACACTGCCCGTGAATCTCGACCCAGCCGGGCCGTTTATAAACAACACGTCGTTTGATTGCGGAATACCGATTGCAGCCGTGGGCGAATTGCCGGGGAGCGTGCGCAGCGTCCACGACTGCCCATCCGGCGAGGTGGCAACTTGATTGCCAGCCCACGCAAAGAATAGCCCTTTGCCGCATGACAGGGACGAGGCATTGATCGGCAACGCGACTTGCTGCCAAGCCGCTCCGTCGGAAGTCCACGCAGCGAGGTTGGCAGGGCCGGAATCTCCATAGTGAAGAAGCTGCACTGCTCTCGTTCCATCGCTCACTGGATTTAAGCTCTGCTGCAACGCTCCTTGAAGGTCGGATTTTGGAGGCAGCCCAGAAATGCTTGGTGTCTCCCACGATATGCCGTTAGCAGAGCGTATAATCCGCGCTTCTTTCTTGCCCCCAAAAAATACGATTTTGCCGTTCAGCAAAAACGAGGCACGCACAAGGCTATAGTCAGTCTCGTTTGTATTCCCGCCGTTGAATGTTGCAGGTAAAGTTGCGCGCTGTGTCCAGCTAACACCATCGGCAGATGTATAGATCGCACCATTCGCGTCGGTGTATACCGTTGCTCTGCCGGGGACGGCAGCCGCAAACATGCCAGCGGTCGGCGACCACACGACGTGACCAAGACCTTCGATTGAGGCAGCGGTGAGGGCAGAAGTGTTTGCGCTTGATCCGTAATACGTTGTGCCTCGCGGCTCATCTATAGAGGTGGTGTTGTCGAAGTTTAAAACAACTGTGCCAGTTGTCACGACAAAACGAGTGCCGTTGTCTGCGACAGCAAAGCCCGGTCGGTCGCCAGAAAACGCCAACGACTGCAATCGACTCCACGTTGCACCATTGTCGTTAGACAAACCGAGCCCGGCATATGGGCTTTGAGGGCTCATCGTCAAAATTGACGAACCGGCGACTCCCAGCCTTGAGAACGTATTCGCCAGATTATGCGTAATACTGGATGTACTCCCAAACGTCACGCCTATCGGTAGGTTGACCGTCTGGTTCGTTGGATTCAGCGAGAAAATGATTGACGGTATCTCGCCAACGTAATTTCCGCCATCCACGGCGTCGTTTTCGCCCAGCCCGCCAACGCTGGCCGCAATCGTCAGCGTGCTATTGGCCGACGTGATCGTGACGTTGCCGCCAGCCGCAAGCGTCAGCCCGCCCGTCAGGTTGTTCAGACTCGTCACGTAATTGTGTGCGTGGCTCGCAGCAGCCGCCCCCAGCGTGGATAGGGACGGCAGCAGATGGACGTGGTCGGCCCTGGCTGCGAGGTTGCTAGAGCCTGCCGCCGCAGTGCCCAGATTCGCAGGCGTGGCGCCAGAGAGCGTCAGGTTTGAGCCCCCGCCGCTGCCGTTCGTGCCGTTGCTGCCGGGATCACCTCGCGGGATCGTGAGGTCGAGCGTCACGTTCGCGCCGCTGTTGCTTGTCGTGGCAGTCACCGACGCAGACGAGCCAGCGGCACCAGTCACCACGTTGCCGATTGCGAAAGTTGGCGTGGTGCCGTTCGTCCCGTTGGTGCCGTCCACGCCGCGAGGAATGCCGAACGCCAGCGTGAGGTTCGCGCCGCTCGTCGTGCCGTTCACCGTGGCGTTGCTGCCAGCCGCCAGCGTGGTCGTGCTGCCGACGCTCACGGACGTAGACGGGCCAGCCGGTATGCCGAAATCAAGCACGGCTGCGTAGCTTGTGCCGTTGGT